ATACGCTTAGTATTTATTTTCACAATATTAATTTGTCACTGTGGCGGAAAGGTAACGCTAATAACTTAAATCAGTGGTAATGAACACCTGAGCTTAGTTTATGCAGCTAGGCAAGAGACCGTCGAGGGTAAAGGGCAAGAGGTATCTTGAAATAAGTCCCCTAAAGATAGACAATTCTAGAGGTGAGAGTTTTTATGATGGAGAGTCTGTAAAATATCGGAAAATGGTGTTGCAAGGTTCGATTCCTTGCCAGTGATTTTAGCAACCGAGGGTTGGAAATGGGCGCTCAAAGTACACGAGCAAGGCGAGGTCGATAGTAATCGATGGAATCGGTGTAGGTTGCTTGATAGAGCTATAACTGCATCTCATTGTTGAGATGTAGTTTTTACATATTAGATCACTCGTTGAGTGGTCTTTTTATTTTGCGTAAAGGAGACTGCATAATGAGGAACTACTGGTATGTATCATTATCAAATAAATATCCGCAACCAAACGCAGATGATCCAATTAGAGTTGTCCAATCAGTCCAGATTAAAAAGAAGTACTCCATTGTTGAAATGACCAGAGAAGCTACGCCAAATGAAATTGATAAATGCAAACTTATTTATTGCGGTCATGGATATTTTAGTGAGCAGAACATACAGACAAATATAAAAAAATATCATTAACATATAACAAAGGTGGTGATGGAAAATGAGTAAGTTGAATCCTAAGCAACAAGCCTTTGCTGATGAGTACATCATCACAGGCAATGCTTATCAGTCAGCACTGAAAGCTGGCTATAAAGAAAACTACGCTAAGAACGCACAAGAAAAATTGGTGGAAAAAGGTGGAAAAGTATCCGACTACATTCAAGAGAAGCTAAAAGAAGTTCAAACTAAGAGGCATTTAACAATGGAAGAAGCTTTGGCTATTACTGCTTCTATTGCAAAAGGAGAACCACAACGCTTTGAAGTTGTTAAGAGAGATCCTTATACAAACGAAATCATAGAACGTGAAGTGAGTGAATATTCAGCAGGTTTCAAAGAACGTAACCAAGCACTTGAACATTATTATAAAATAAACGCAGCATTTGTAGATAAGCAGAAAGTTGAAATTTCTGAAATACCTACTTTCATTGATGATATAAGTAGTGATGATGATGGCTAAAAAACTATCTGAATTTCTTCCGCCGAAGTTTCATTCAGTATGGAGAGCAACTTTAAATCAAGATATTCTTAATATAGTTTGTAAAGGTGGGCGTGGTTCAGGAAAATCATCGGATATAGCGCATATCGTTACTCAGTTACTTATGAGATATGCAGTGAATGCTGTAGGTATACGTTATGTTGATAATACACTTGAGCAATCATTGTATGAACAGATGAAATGGGCGATTGAACAGCAAGGTGTTTCCCACCTATTCAAGTTTAATAAGTCACCACTTAAAATTACTTATCTTCCAAGAGGGAATTATATGATATTTCGTGGTGCTCAAAACCCAGAACGAATCAAGTCTTTAAAAGATAGCAAGTTTCCATTTGCTATAGGTTGGATTGAAGAATTAGCAGAATTTAAAACAGAAGATGAAGTCACGACTATCACGAACTCCCTTTTACGTGGAGAGTTGGACGATGGTCTTTTTTATAAATTCTTTTACAGTTATAATCCGCCAAAACGGAAACAATCATGGGTAAACAAAAAATATGAAACATCCTTTCAGCCTAAGAATACATTCATTCATCATTCAACTTATAAAGATAACCCTTTTATTTCTAAGGAGTTTCTGAGCGAAGTCGAAGCAGCCAGAGCAAGGAACCCTAGACGAGCTGAGTGGGAGTATGATGGTAAAGCTATTGGATCTGGTGTTGTACCGTTCGACAATCTACGAATTGAAGCTGGAAGTATCACAGATGAAATGGTGGCAAACTTCGATAACATTCGCCAAGGGCTTGACTACGGTTACGCAACAGATCCTCTTGCTTTTGTGCGTTGGCATTATGACAAGAAGAGGAATTGCATATATGCCATTGATGAACTATACGAGGTTAAATGTAGCAATCGTCGTGCAGCTCAATGGATTAAGAGCAATAAGTATCACTACCAGGACATCATCGCAGAGGTTGAACCTAAATCAAACGCTGAGATGAGAAATGAGCATGACATATCGAAGATAAGGCAAGTTACTAAAGGGCCTGATAGTGTTGAATACGGTGAAAAATGGCTAGATGATTTAGATGCGATATACATCGATCCGATCAGAACACCAAACATCGCTAAAGAGTTCGAAAACATCGACTATCAAACAGATCGTGATGGAAATCCAAAACCTCGACTTGAGGACAAAGATAATCACACAATCGATGCTACTCGATATGCTTTTAACGATGACATGAGAAAGCAACCAGAACCAGTCAACGTCAAAAAGACGATCGACACATTCAAAAAACTAGGATTGTAGAGGTGATACAGTGGAACAGAATATTCAGCTTCTAGGGCAACAACGATTCGATGAAGAAGCTAACCTTGTCTATAAGGTGCCAGTTAGTCAGTTGCCGAAAATCGACATGTTAGATCAACAGACAGGAGAGGTTAGCGAGTTTATCAACTTCAAGCATGAAGATATGTGGAAAATGATTGTTGGCTTTATCAAGCATCATCGTGAAAGACAAGTACCTAGATTAAAAGAGCTAAAGCGATATCTGAATGCAGACAATAACATTAAGCGACGTCCAAACAAGCCAGACGGGAGAGCAGACAACCGCATAGCGAGCGATTTTGCTAACTTTATTGTGTCGTTCAAACAAGGTGTCTTGTTAGGTAATCCGATTAGTTATAACGGCGATAAGGTTATTGTTGAACGAATTAATCGGTTTGCTAGCGAATCTAATGAGGACTACCATAATCAGTTGATGAGCCGTGATGCATTTGGCTTAGGTCGTGCTTATGAGTGGGTTGGACGTGACGAATATGGCAAAGAAACAATAGCTAAGTTTGATGCGGAGCAAACATTTGTGATTTATGACAACACAAAAGATAGAAACTCGATTTGCGGCGTACATTACTTCGTTGAGAAATTTTTGGATAAGTCATTCACTCGGATCGAGTTATACACAAACTGTGGATACAACTATTACTTCACAGCTAAAGATGATGATTTGGAAAATGCCGTACTGGATGAAGATGGAGAAGTTCAAAGCTATTTTGACACTGTTCAGATCAATGAATGGATCAACAACGAAGAGCGCACAAGTGATTTTGAGCATGTAATGGATTCCATTGATGCATACGACCTTTCACGATCGGAAATGGCTAACTTCCAACAAGATTCGTCGGAAGCCTACTTGGTGATTAAAGGGAACCCTGACACAGCAGACGACCAAGAAGGCGACAACAGCAAGTTAGCAGTATTCCAAGCTATGATGCAAGCAAGAATGCTTGTATTAGGCGATAAAAAGATATACGACAACAATGTTGCAGGTGCAGAACCTGATGCGTATTACCTTAAGAAAGAGTATGACGTTGCAGGAATGGAAGCTAACGACAGCCGGACAGTTGCTGATATCTTACGCTTCACATCTCTTATTGATTTTACTGACGAGAACATCGGGTCCAACCAGTCAGGCATCGGATTCCGTTTCAAAGGTTGGGGTTCAGACAACGATCGTAAGAACAAGGAACGAATGGTTAAGAAAGCTATTATGCGCCGTCTGCGGTTGCTTACACACTCTTGGAGCATTAAAGACGGACTGGATAAACCACGAGGCTTGATTGATACAGTCAAAGCCTTTTTTGTTTCTGATGAAAAGCAACAAGAGCAGCTATACAACAAAGTAAACGAGATACAAATTCAATTTACGCCAAACGTACCGCAATCTGACGAAGAAATCATGAGCGTAATCGCTGGAATGGTCGGCATCGTATCAGATCAAACGTTGTGCGAAATGGCCGAGCGGTTAACTGGCGTTCCGTTTGAAGAAGAACTTAAGCGATTGAAGAAACAAGCCGTTTCTGGTGTGTTTGACAGTGACAAAGAAACTGATACGGAGGTTGAAGAAGATGAATCTCAAAGAACAGATGATGAACCAGTATCAGAAGAAGGATAGCGAAAAAATCAAAGATGCTATTGCTGAAGCTATGAAGATTGGCAGGAACGAAGTCCTGTACGGCAAAGACGTTATCACAGATGATATTCGCAAAGAGTTTCAAGATGGCGGCTTTACTGTTGAGGATTACGAGGATAAGCATACGATTGATGCGAAAATTGAGTTAGTCAGATTTTCTTGGTAGGGAGGATAAGAAATGAAAGCACGTAAAAAACCAGTTACTGTCGAGATTGTGCAACTTAAAATGCTATCTGCACGTTCATATCGCAAATGCAAAGAATTCGTTGGTGAAGCATGGGTTGATCATAATAATATGCCGAATGGATTACCTGGTATTGAAACATTAGAAGGCACGATGGAAATATCTGATGGTGATTACATCATCAAAGGCGTTCATGGTGAATTTTATCCGTGCAAACCAGATATCTTTCTTGAGACCTACGAAATCATCGAGGAGTGATTAAGTGAAATCACAAGATTACTTCATCAAGCGGGAGAAAGCTTGGCAAGAGCAACAGATTAAAGATGACAAGAAACGCATGAACGAGATCAAGAAGCGTCTGCAATACGCACAGGATGCGATACAGAAAGAGATAGACGCACAGTGGGATAGTTTTTCCAACGGGCAGAAAATCACTCGTAGCGAAGCAATGAAGCGTGCTGATGAAATGGATGTAAAAGCATTTGCTCGCAAGGCTAAGAAGTATGTTAAAGAGAAAGACTTCTCACCTACAGCAAACAAGGAGTTGAAACTATACAACCTAACGATGCGTGTTAACCGCTTGGAATTGCTTAAAGCAAATATTGGACTTGAGCTGATAGCCACTTTTAATGATATGGATAAATACTTCTCGGGAGAGCTTACCAGCGCTGGTTTGAAAGAACTGCAACGTCAAGCAGGCATCCTAGAAATGACGATCGCTAAAAGCGGTTATGCCAAACTAGTGGAGCAAGTGATAAACAGCTCGTTTCGAGCAGATGGATTTGCAACGTTTAGCGAACGACTATGGATGTACCAAGCAGAGTTGAAAGCTGATTTAGATAAGTTGCTTGTACGTAGTGTGACGATGGGTAGAAACCCTAAACAGCTGGCTCCAGAATTGAGTAAGTTTCTAACAGAAGAAGGACGAGAGAATACTAAGTTTAATACACAACGGTTGATGGTTACGGAAACTACAAGGGTGCAGACGGGGATTCAAGAGCAAAGCTATCGTGATGCTGATATTGATCAGTTCGTATTTATATCTGAACCAACAGCTTGTAGGTACTGTCTGCCTCTAAATGGGAAAGTATTTGATTTGAAAGATATGTCGCCGGGTGTAAATTGTGCGCCAATGCACCCATTTTGCAGATGTAGTACGGCACCTTATGTTGACAGAGAAGCTTTTGAGAAGTCACTTAAAGAAAGAGGGTTATAAAAATGGAGAAAGATTCATTTCAAGTTATATCTGACAGATTTTTAGAAACAGCATACGGAAAAAGCAAAGAATAAATTTTGCATTTGTATCAAAACGATGCTCAATTTAAAGAAGACTATGATGCCGTTAAGCAGCACTTAATTGATGTCTTAGAACCAATCGTAAAAGAAGTATATGAAGCTGCTAGAAAGGTTATTGAACCTGTCGTGCAATCAATAACCGAATTGGTTCAGTCTAACCCAGAGTACTTCAAAGCTTTGCAAAACAATATGAATCAGAGCATGTTACAAAGTCGCTAGCCCATTAGCTAACGGCTTTTTATTATGATCCAGAGGAGATGCCAGATATGGAAAACGAAGAAGCAATTGTTAGAGCTATCGCAAGCTTAAATCAGATTCTGCAAAACGAAAAAGTGCTAAGAGTCTCAGTTGAAATTGATAGTGAATGGGAAGACGGTATTAAATCGTTTGATATCAGTGTGAAATATTTGCCTTCAGGCGATATTAACGGAGCCAAATAACGGCTTTTTATTATGCCTTCTTACTGCTTACAGGCGCTAAAGAGAAAGCTGTTCCGACTGACTGGCGTAACTAGTTAAATTATCGGGTAGCGGCGTAACCGTGGAGGATTAATCATGAAAAAACGTTTATTTATGCCAATGAGCTTACAATTTTTTTCTGAACCAGGAGACGGTGGATCTGGTGATGAGGGACAACAAGGAAACCTACCAGCTGGCTCACAAGAGACACCGCCCGAAGCAAAAGAAGAAAACACTACTGGCAAAACATTTTCTCGTGATGAAGTAGCGAAAATGATCGCTGCTGAAACAAAGAAAGCTGTCACTGCTGCTGAAGAAAAATGGCGTGCAGAAAAAGACGAAGCTGCCAAACTTGCCGAAATGGACGATAAAGAGAAAGCAGATTACGAGAAACAGCAACTTGAAGCAAAACTAGCTGAATTCGAACGTAAAGAAGTGCTGTCTAAGATGTCAGAACAAGCAAGTGAAATGCTGTCTGAGAAAGGCGCTACGCCCACGAAAGAAATGCTTCGACTAATTGTGTCAGAAGATGCTGAAACCACATCAAACAACGTTAAAACATATCTAGCATCTGTTGAAGCAGAACGTGAAGCAATCAAAGCGGAATATGAAAAACGACTCGGCGGAAAAGTTCCTTTAGATGGAAACGGCGCAACAATTTCTCGTGGTGCACAGCTAGCAAAAAATGCAAACAACCAAACGAAAAAGCCTGAGAATGACCCTTGGGCAATTAAATAGGAGGAATATCAATGGTTTATGTTAAAAAATCAGAAACATTCAAAGAAATCAATTTTCTAAAATCTCAACAATTCATTTCATTCACAAAACAAGTAGACCACACTCACGCAGGTGTTGTAAATGGTGTATTGCCAGCAGGGTCAGTTTACCCAGCAAACGATGGGAAAGCTGAAGGCATCACAATTAATGATGTTGATGTTAGTAACGGCGCTCAACCAGTAGGCGTTATTATTGATGGACACATTCTAATTGAACGGTTGCCGGTTAAGCCAAGCGATGCAGCTCAAAAAGCAATGCGGGAAATCAAATTATATGATGCATCTGGGAAAATGATCGCTTTACCAGCCGCTGCAAGCGGACTGTAATAGGAATATAGGAGGAAAAAATAAATGGCAAATATCGCAGAATTATTTTCACAACGTAACGTCTTAGACTATGTAAACAATCGTCAAGCTCCCCCTTTGTTGGGTGAAACACTTTTTCCAGCACGAAAGGTGCAAGGACTTGAATTTGACATTCTAAAAGCAGGTACTCGTATTCCAACGATCGCAAGCGTACATGCATTTGATACTGAGGCAGAAATTGCATCTCGTGTAGCTTCTCGCAGCGCTCAGGAATTAGCTTTCATCAAACGCAAAATTCAGTTGAAGGAAAAAGACTTGATTGCATTGCGCAATCCTCGTACTGCTGAAGAACAGGCTTTCTTGGAAAATGAAGTATATAATGATGTATTTTCAATGGTTTCTTCTGTTAATGCGCGTGTTGAAAAAATGCGCATGGAAGTATTGGCAAACGGAACCGTAACATTAGATGAAAACGGATTGGACTTAGTTGTTGATTACGGTGTTCCGTCAGAACACAAAGCTACCGTTGATTTCGCTGCTTCTTCTACCGATGTTATCGGATTATTAACTACATGGGCAGGTACGCTAGATACCACACCAACTCGGATCTTAACTTCGACTAAAGTTCGTAATGCTATTTTGCAAAATGCTGGTATCAAAGCTTACTTCAAAGATGCTGGATTGCTGCCAACAGCTGGAACATTAAATCAGTTGTTACAACAATTTGGTTTGCCAATAATCGCAACGTACGATGCTAAGTACTATAAAGAAAATGCTCAAGGCGTGTTGGTCAAAGAGCGCTACTTCCCAGAAAATAAACTTGTCATGTTCGGTGATGAAAATCCGGGCGAATCTATTTTCGGTGTAACGCCAGAAGAATCTCGGCTATTATCTGGTGGTACTAATGATTATCAAGTTGGAAACATTTTTGCAATGGTTTATGAATCAAATCTTGACCCTGTTGGAACATGGACAAAAGCATCTGGTACTGCACTTCCTAGCTTCCCCGAAGCGGACAACGTGTTCCAAGCAACTGTATTAGCAGAAGGGTAGGTGATCCTCTATGACCAAATATAAAGTAGCTAAAGTTTTCATTGATGTTCACACGAAAGAAACTTATAAAGTTGGTCAAGAGATTGATTTGAACAAAGAGCGCTTTGATGAAATTGAGAAAAATCTTGAAGCGTTTGGTGGAGGATTCTTAGAACCGATTAAGATCGAGGAAAAACAAGTTAAGAAACCAACTAAATCAACTAAAAAGAAAGGTTAGTCATTTGACTAGCCTTTTTATTTTTGAAAGGAGGCAGTCATGGACGAAACCTTAGAAGAAGTGAAACGATCGCTCGAAGTTGATAACGAAGAACTCGATAAACAGCTAACTGACTTTATCAAACGAATCTCAAGCCAACTATGTGTGCGTTTAGGCTTCTTAGAGAGCGTTCCTGCGGCGTTAAACTATATCGTAGTCGAATGTACGATCAAGAGATTCAACCGCAAGGGTAACGAAGGTATGAGCTCGTATGGGCAAGAGGGAGAATCAATCTCCTATGGAAAGCTTTTAGATGATTTTGAAGAGGATATTTTTGCATATCTAAAGAAGCAAAACGGGGATACCCCTCCTTATAGAAGTGTGGCGACTTTTATATGAGATATGACACAGAAGTAACTTTCGTTATCGAAAAAGATGGCTATTATGATCCAGAGTTAGGGGAGCATGTAGAACCGACCTTAGACGAAAAAATCAAGCTTGCTAATGTAACTGATTTGGGAACTGATCGCTCGAAAGTTTTGTTCGGAGATATTAAGCAAGGTGCAAAAGTTATTCGTTTACTTCGACCCTATACCAAGGAGTGGGATTACGTTTTAATATTCAACAAACTAAAGAGCAAAACGGAGAAGTTCGAGATTATCACTGAGCGTAACCTTCGACTTAAAAACACTTTTATCGTCCAGGAGGTGATTGCAAAGTGAAAGTTTCATTGGGTTACAAAGGTGTGGATGAGCTGCTTAAACACTTGGAAGAAGCTGTCACGCTTAGAGATGTGCAAATGGTAGTTAAAACAAATGGAGCCGAGCTTACTAAGCGCATGCAAGAAAAAGCCCGCTTTAATGGACATTGGGAAGGGGATGTGTTTGTGCACCCGACAGGCTTCACTAGACGATCAATTCGAATGTGGTTGTTGGAAGGCGGTTTTGTTGCACAAGTTGGACCGCAGAGTGATTACAGTCCGTACTTAGAATATGGAACTCGATTCATGAGCGCTCAACCTTTCGTTGGTCCCGCATTTAATGTGCAGAAAGCAATCTTTATGAAAGACATGCAGAGGTTATTCAAATGATTAAGACAAGAGATCAATCAATTTTTGATGAACTTTTTAAAATATCCCAAGAAAAACTAGGATACAAAACATATGATTACAAGCCTTTAGATAATGTTGGTTATCCTTTTGTGGAATTTGAGAACACTCAAACGATTCACGAAGCGAATAAAACTGATATTAAAGGTACTGTGATTGTAGTTTTATCCGTCTGGGGATTACAGAAGAAACGAAAGCAGGTGTCAAATATGGCATCTGCTCTTTTTAATGAAGCTAGATTGATAGAAGCCACAGAAGGCTATTATTGGGCTTTAAATTATCAAGCAAGTGGAATTCAAGTGATGGACGACACAACAACCAATACCCCCCTAAAACGAGCGGTTGTCACACTTGAATTTAGAATTAGATAGGAGGAAGAACATGGAAGCATTAAAAGGTATTGATGTCATTTTGCTTTATCGCTTATTGAAAAAAGAAACTCAGGAAGCTGCTTGGAAAATGGCATTTCAAACAGAACACGAAAATGGCTTATCAAGAGATTCAGACTCTACAGTGACAAAAGACGGAAACGTTCAAAGTTTAAGCCCGGTTGAATATGATTTTTCGGCTACTTCAATAGTTGCTAAAGGAGATTCTCATGTAGATGAAATGAAACAAGCCTTATTAAATGGCGATATCATTGAAATTTGGGAAATCAACAAAGCAGAACAGGGAACAGATGATAATGCAAATAAGTACAAAGCTACTTATTACCAAGCATATGTGTCTGAATTTACTCCATCGGCTGCTGCAGAGGATAACGTTGAATTAAATTTATCATTTGCAGTAAATGGTGTTGGCCAAGATGGTTATGCAACCTTGACAGAAGATCAAGCCGATGTTGTTCAATATGCATTCAAAGATACCGTGAAAGCAACTTCGACAGGAGCATAAGAGGGCTTAGATGCTCTCTTTTTTATTTTAGGAGGATGAAAAACATTGAAATTAAAAATTAAAGGTAAAGAATATTCGTTTAAATTTGGCACTAAATTTGTACGTGAATTAGACAAAGTGATGCCTTTCATCGATGGAAATATGGAATTCGGAATGGGACTCTCAGCAAAAGTCTTACCGGAATTACGTTCTTATAATGTCAACACGTTGTCACGAGTCTTAGAAATAGCAAATAGAACAGAAGAAGAAACTATTACGTTGGATGAAATGGATGATTACATCGATGAAGTTAAAGACATCGAAAAATTGTTTGATGAAGTCCTAAAAGAATTGGCGGAGTCAAACGCGGGAAAGTTAGCGGTCCGAAACCTGAATCAGAAATTGAAAGAAGCGGAAAAACAACAAGCGGAATAGATTCTGCACTGGCATACGAACAAATTCTTATCAATTCTTTTCGATATTTGGGAATGACCAATATCTCAGATATCGAAAGAATGACGTTATATGAATACAACATTCGTATGACTGCAGCCCAGTTATCTTGGCTTGACAAAGAAAAGTTGATTCACGAATTAGCGTGGGCAAATCAGCAAGTCCAAGCGGAGAAAAAAGTAGGCAAAAAGACAGTTCCTGTATATCGATCCTTTGAAGAATTCTTTAATTATCTTAATTGTCAAATTAAGTTAGACAAATCATCA